CAATACCTTTTACTTTGCCTTCATCCATCATAATGCGTTCCTCTTAGGATTTTCGCAATTATACAATCCATTTTGTGTTAATGGGCAAATCTGACTGCCATGAAGTTTCATTATCGTCAAGGCTTATTGCAAGATACCTGAAAGCGTCTGAAGCATGACTAGACCAATCGTGTAGCGGCTTGTCATAGAACACTTGCTGTCTCTCGTTATATTCCCTGCGGTAGTTCCTGAGAGCATCTAGCCCTTGCTTAGTCTTATGATCGAACCAGCATTGTGGCAATAGCCTTCTAGTGGCTTGTATACCGTCTGCAATCGATAATCTAGGAGCGACAGTTATATCCAGTCCAGCTTCTTGCAAAACCTCTTTACGGCTCTTTCCTGTACCTAATTCACGTACCTCTACGTCATGCGGGAGGAACTGCGTGAAGCCTTCGTACTTGTTGTCTTTGAGCCATGATACATACCAGTCCAGACCGACACCGTGGTTTTCCGTAAAGTCAATGAGTCGTACCTCTTTTCCAACCACCTGAGCAACCCACAGAGAAGTAGAATCAGACATCCCCAAATCCCAAGCAACATAAGACTTACATAAGTCATCGCGCTCAATAGTGGTGATCCGGTTCTTCTCCTCAAGATTATTGATAATCTGACCATAATAAGAACCCTCTACGGCTGCATCAAAGCTGCATTCAAACTCTTGGTTATACTTATCATCGCCCATTTCCTTACGAGCATCTCTGAGTTCTTTGTCAGCAAGAATACCTGTCTGACTAGCCTTAAACTCTAGTAATGCCCAACCTTCAGCAGTCTTAGCCCTATCCCTGAACTCTGCGAAATGGTTCCTACCTTTAGGCGTACCAATGAATAAGCACCACGTAGGAGCCTCGTCAGTATTCCTATCCGCTAATGCTGGACGTATAACCTCATTCCATATCTTAGGGTTTTGATCCCCTATTTCATCAAGAATAACGCCATCAAAATACTGCCCACGAAGGCTATCAGCATTATCGCTACCGTAAAGGCTAATCCTACGACCCCAAAAGTCAACTCTAAGTTCGCTGATATTAGCAACAGCCCCAAGAGGACGAGTAAATTCCAGCAGGTAATCCCATGCCACACGTTTGGATTGAGCATAAGTCGGAGCAATATAGGCAAATCGTGGGTTTGGTTTAGTGCACTCAATGGCAGCTTTCACAAGATGGTTGATAGCGCTAACAGTTTTCCCGAATCTCCTGTGAGCAACTACAACAGTAAACCTATGGCTATCTACAGCTTCATGTATCTGCTTCTGTAGCTCTCTAGGCTTATATGGAATTACGATGTCTGCCATGTAACTCTATGTTCTTGTGGTCCACCATCTGCACCTGTTACCTCAGTCCTAGCCAGCTTAGGTATATGGTACTCACTTAGCTTATTCATTAGATCAAGTGCCTTATAAGGATCGTCTTGAGCTACTTCATTAAGCCATCTGTCCATGTTCCCTGCATTGCGCTCTAATAGGTTAGCAATAGCCTCTCGGACTATCTGAGTGCTTCTATTAGGCAATCCTTTAGGTCTGCCCGGACCTGCTAGTCCTTCTCCGATTTTCGGTGTTTCTTTAACAGTATTTGTTTCCATTTTTGCATTATCCTCTGGATGTCATGCTTAATTCAATAACCCTGTAATCTTTCTAGGGTTTACGTCTAATCCGTATTGACCTCTGTTAAGCGGAAACATTGCTCTACGCTCTGCATCCGTTAAGTTCATTCTGTTTTGAGCCATCCTAGCTTCTGCTTCTCCAGCATTCCTAGCATATACAGCGTATTTCCCTTGATTCAATATTTTATTTCTTTCTGACATCTTTTTACTTGCTTCAGATAATTTATCTTGTGCAGTTAATTTCTCAGCTTCATCCATCAATTTATTTGCTCTATTTAAAAAAACCTGTGGAATCTCATACATTTTTACTTGTTGCAAATTTGTACCACCAGAGAATCCTTCTAGCTTTTGTATTCCATGCTGCATTTCATGGACACCTACACCTTTTAATTCATTTAAGTTTGGAGCCTTTGCAACAAGATGCCCACTTCCAAGTTGAGGATTATCAAAATATGACCACTCAAAAGAACCTGATTGTGGACTTTCTCTTAAACCAAGTTGACCAACTTTAGATAAATGAGGATAGTTTGCTTCATATAACGGATTATTTATTGCTTTTTCTGCAAGTCTATTAGTACCTGATTCTTCTAAATGCGTATATGCAGCAGTTGCATTTTTATCACTAAATTCTTGACGTAATTTTTTATCTAACCCTCGAAGCGTTCCTGTTTCTTTCCATATTTGTTCAGGAGAAATACCTTTTTTCTCTAACTCAAGGAACTTGGCTTCTGATGCTGCATCCCAATTTTTGGCATTTCTACCAATAAATGTACGTAAAGCACCTTTAGGAGCAGTTCCAATTCCACCACCACCAAACGCATTTACAGCCGTATTAACCGATTCCTCTGGAGTTACCTGATAGCCTCTTGCAGCCGTAATAGGAGCAGACACAGCCTTAGCCAAGTCATAAATGAATTGCGGAGCTATAAGCCCTTGTTTTGCGTTATAACGAGGCAATAGACTTAGCCGCTCCTCCATTGGAACCATGCCGAATGCTTCTTTTGTTTGCTGCTCAACAGGCGTTAGTAGCCCCATAAAATGCCTCGTACATATCCGGTCTGTTAGTCTTTATCCATTCCCTCGGTTCTTCATGGCACTTAGCAAAGTCATTTCCAACCGTCTGACTTCCTGCATGATGAACGTATCCACGACTAACAAAGTGAAAATACCCTGCTTTGCCTAAGTCATGACATATTATATTGTCTGAATACCAATTAGTGCTAGGGAATTGTGCTACATCCCATGCTTCTTTACTTATAGCCGCGAAAATAGGAGCAATGACATCAGTCATCTTAATGTGTAACTCGCTCTCCCACTTTAACGCTGAGAATACGTCATCTTCCTCAGCTACTCGTATATTCTGTGCTGGTAGTACGTAATCTGATCGTGCACCTAAGAATCCAACCTTAAATGACTTACTGACGTACTTATAATCTGCTTGCATCTTCTCAATAGTATCTGGAGCCAATACTACATCGTCATTAGCAATGATTAGTGAATCGTAATGCCCTGTATTGAACGCATAAGAGACAATTGCATTATACGCATCTCCGAAATTGGTAGCAGTATTAGGTCGGAATATGACTCTATCGTTGCCAAGTCTCTTTCTAACTTCTCCCCACAACTCCAGACTATTTGCACTAATGTAAACTGGCAAGTCTCTTGCATATTGAGTAATGCTCTCCAATAGTACGTGGATGCTTGGACTACCTACCGTAGCGATTACGATTGCTTGCAAGCTAAATCCCCTTGATTAGCCATAAATTCATCAAAAGACTTATTTAAAACTTCAATGAAAGCATCATTAAAAGGCTTTGCAGTTGTTGTTTTATTAATTTGTCGCTCAATGCTTTTACCCATCAACTTAAAATAATATTCCAATAAAGCAAAATACTTGCCTTCAGGAATAAACTTTCTATACTCATTGATTAGCCACAACGTAATTATTGGGAAAATATAATCGTAATCATCCATCCACTCAGTAGTCCCCCAAAAATTAAATGTTCTTGGAGTCTGACAATATATGGCTTTAGTATCTTTAGTAAATAATTGTATTAATGGAACATTATGTGGCTGACGTATTCTTGCATCTGTTTCATCATTCTCAATTGGTTCAGTCCACCTTACTTTGCTTTGTCTAAAGCAATTAACCATTAATTCACCAAGCAACGTATCAGCTACATTAGGATCAATTAAGTCAGGAAATTTGCACTCAAAACTATTTTCGTACTTTCCTTTAATTTTTCCTTCTGGAATATTAGGAAATGCAGCCCAAATATCCGGTTCATCTTCAGGACTAAATGCAGTAGTGTTGCAAAAAATATAATCTACATCATATTGAGTTAATTTAAGTAGCTCACTTATTGAGCCAGCTATTAAATAATCGTCATCTCCAATGATCCATACAAATTTAGACTCAAATGGCAAGTTATATCCATGCGTTACATTGCCAACAAAACCTAAATTAGTTTTGTTATGACGAACTTTAATCCAATCTAAACTATTTAAGTATTCTTTAGTACCGTCTGTACTTGCATTATTTGAAACATAAACTACTACTCGATCTTCATAACCAGCAATATCATATTTAATAGCATTTAAGCAATTTATTAATTTGTTTAAACGATTATAAGTAGGTACATATATAATTAATTCAGTCATTCCATATCGTCATTTTCTTCAGTATCGTATTCTAGTTTAGCCATCTTTAGCATAGTCTTTTGCTTGTCAGTCATAGCAGTCTTTATGGGTCCACCAACCAGCCAAGCGGAACAGGTACGATCTGCGGCACACTTAAACTCAAATAGTTCACAGTAACCCAATTCAGCAGACGCTACGACCTCATTAGCATACGTCTCATTATCTGATTCTTCACCCTGAATACCATCAACGATACATTTCATCATCTCAGGAGTCTGGATAAATGCGCTGCAATTACCGCAATGCATGGTCTTAGCGTTCTTTTCGCTAGTAGCCCATTCTTTAGCGCGAATCTGCCAGAAGTCCTCTGGAGAGTCAGGATTAGCAGGACCATAACCTACGTTCTTAAATGCCCAATCTCGATTCTTGAGATTTAGCGGTATGTCTGAGCAGACTTTAGGACACTCTTTCATATATCACCATTTCACTTTATTAGCCCAATAAGCGGCTGACATCTTACCTTTAGCAATATTAGACGCATGACGAGCCTTAAACGCCTCATTACGCTTGCTACCGTCTGGGCTGCCGCTAACGCCTTGCTGACCGAAACGGATTAACTTAACCTCGTCTCCTGACTTGGCTAGTACAGCATGGCTCTTTGTAGGATGACTAGGAGTTTTCTTAGGCTTGTTATAGCCAGCAAACTCCTCTTTGCCACGCTTAATCATTTCTTTACCTTTTTAGCAGTCTTAGCAGCTTGCTTAAAGTCAGCTTTAGTTGGCGCACCTTTAGTACCCGGCTTACGCATTTTCTCACCAGAACCTTCAGCTATACGCTTTTTCTTGGATGCAATATTGGCGTAAAGTCCAGTTTTCATTTCTTTTTCTTCTTCATCTTCATGCCAGCTTCGCTCATCGCAATAGCTACGGCTTGTTTCTGAGACTTAACTACTGGACCTTTTTTGCTGCCAGAATGCAATTCGCCCTTACCATACTCACCCATGACTTTAGCGACCTTCTTAGCTGCTTTAGTTTTCTTCATCATAAAATAACCTCTAAATGTTCGTTATCAAAAAGTAATCCTATTGTCTTTCTATGTGCTTCTTCCCACATTTCTACTCGCTCAAGTTTAGATAAATCTTTCCCCTGATCTAGCTCTATATGGCATCTATAGCATAGTGCAGCAACTCGATAATCATTAGCCTTTATACCACGACCTTTGCCATCTCTCAACTGGTTTGAGTGAGCAGCCACAACGGTTCCGTCCTGTATTAAGCAATGCTGGCAAGGAAAATTCCTTACTAACTCAAGCAGTTGTTTGCTTCGATACATTGACGCTTTCTCCATAACGATTTAACTGACGATATTGTCTCTGCATGGTTGCATTCAGGACACACATCAACAGGATCATCAAATACATATTCGCAACGCACTCTTAACACTTCGTCACGTTCACCAATCCAGTTGCAATTATCGCAATAAACTTTATCCATATTATTACCTTTAATTAACGTAAATTTCATTTAGGTTTGCTACTATTTCTCCAACTAGGAGGCTATATGTACGGTATATCTATCGATGGTCAAGATTTCTGGTTTGAGGCTGAAGAAGTTGAACTCATGGAAATGGATGATGATGGTGTCATCTGGAAATACGATAGAGAAGCCTGTGTCTGGATGTACTTTGACGAAGATGCCGACGAGTGGCTGCTATTCGACGAGGAGACATTTGATCCGTTCACAAGGTCGATCTTTCAACAGCACGATTCGACGCTTCCATCGACCGCCAGCAGTCAACACGAGCCTGAGCAGCAACAAGCATCCAACGTAATCGCTCTGCCTCAGCAACGGCTTCTCTAAGCCCTTCTACACACGATGTGTATTCATCCGTAGTATAAGCATCTGCTTCCTTGTCAGCCATCGTACTCTTTAGGCTACGCTGGAATCCAATAGCCTTAACTGTCTTTCTGTATTCGGTCAAATACACCACATTCGCCTTAGCCTGAGCATAAGCCTCAGCATTCTTAATCATAAAGTTAATCGCTTCGTTCGGATCGATATTCATCTGATAGTTTCCATATTAAATTTTTAGCATCGTCAATATTTGTAACTACATTAACTTGACCTTTCCAGAGTCTGTGCCAATTAACTTGATCTGGAGTAAGTACCTTTTTATCACCATCCTTGATCTCAAGCAAGAAATTTCTAGCTTTAAATCCGACGATAATATCTGGACAACCTTTTCCTACCGCATGAAGATGCTCAACCGTACAACCCATATCGCGTAAAGCCTTAACGATCTGAGTCTGGTTGTTATCTACCCTTTTGTAAACCATACGCCATCTTCTCCCTTAGAACCTAATTGCCATTGCTGCTTACAATCTTTCTCTAACAACTGAGCCGCTCTATCTCCGCGTTTTTTGCGGACAATAGACAGGTATTCGATGGCTTTGTTTCTATCTTGAGTACGCCACTTTAATACCTGCCTTACTTCGCATCGATGCCTGTGTAGTTCGCTGTTATCAGGCACGGAAGCTCCCACGATTATCAAAGTCTATAGGCTGACCACCGAGAGTATCTACAAACTGCTGGCTATTATGCTCAAAGTACATTCCATAGAACTCCTCAGCCTCACCGTTCCTTTGCTTTTGGCACATTAGAAACATATCTGGCTGCTTCTCGTCATAGTCCTCATTGTTCCTACGAGCGTTTTCCTTCTTCTTATTTCTCCAGACCATGAATACATTGTCTACCTGATCCGCAATGCTTCCAGAACCCTTTAAATCTGTCTTGCCGGGCTGAATCTCCTCTGACACTAGTTTACGGATATGGTGGACTAAATGAATGTGTACGTGATGGTCTCTAGCCAATGCACATAGCTCGTCAACAAATGACTTTTGCTCGTTTAATGAATCCTCTGCGACAACACACTTCATTAATGAGTCAATAAATATATGCTGGATTCCCAATTCAACAGCACAATACCTAGCCATTGCTATCGTTTTTTGCGGAGTAGTGCTACCTTGCTGGTCGTAAAGATAAAGATTCTCGTCAATGAAATTAGTAAACCGTCCTAAAAGCCCACGAATGTAGCCTTCTTTGTCGTGAGTTAATGGGATGTTTATATTCTCACCTGCAAACTGTCTGAGCATCCTAACAATAGTAGTTATAGGTTTCATTTCGTATGAGGCAATGCATACCTTTAGGTTCTGTTTTATTAAACCTAGTGCTATCTGACCAGTTACAAGGCTCTTACCGCCTCCGTTACCACCTGCGTATACCGTAACCTCACCTAGCCTGAATTTAACGTCTGCATGAGTTTTAGCCCACGGCATAACAGCATCTTCAGTCTTTTCTGGATCAACGTAATTCTGGTAAATCTCATCTAGCCAGCTATTAGCAGATTTAACCTGTGCTGATAAATCATTATTCTTAAGATACTTCTCTACATCAATATCCTGAGACTTGATTATTTGACGATCTTCATACAGTCGTTCCGCTATTTTAAAAATATTATCCGACATATTTAACTGCCTCCATTATCCTAGCCTGTGCTTTCTTCATTCGACCTCTATCTTCTTCCGATAGTGGAAGTCCTTGTGACATTGTATAAGCTGCTACTGATACTACCCATGCCTCGAATTCAATGACTCTAAGCAAGTCTGTAGCATAATACTTTCGCTTAAATGGAGGCAAGTCTTTATTTGTATCTGGAAATAAATCACCAATCTCCATACCAATTGCGCCCATTATTTCCTGAACGCTACAGTTAGCAAAGCATTTCATTAGGATACGACCATCGTCTAGTTCTCTTATCGCTAGTGATGGACTCTTATCAGTATGAGAAGGACAGCAAGCCGTATAAGCTCCGTTACGACCTTTAACCTTCTCTAGGCGGCTGAGTATGTTCTCTATCATTTCCACCCCATCAATGGCTTTTGAGCAGATTTAACTTCATCTTCCCATCGTTTATTATTTAGCCAAGTAGCTGCATGAGGAATAAATTGTTGTTCTTGTTCAGATAACTTTTGGTCGTTTACAGCTTTTGTTATTTTTACAATAAGATCATCGTTAGGTTTAATCTTTACCCAAGCCTTCTTAGCATTTTCTTTAGCTATCTTCTTTGGGTAGATTTTCCAGAAATCATCAAATCGATCTATATATTTATTTATATGGGTTATGGGTATTGGGTTATGGGTAGCATCGATTTTCATTGCGTTCGCATCGTTATTTAATGCGTTCGCATTGCGTTCGCTTTGCGTTTGCATATCATTCGCATTTTTTGACCATCTTGCTTGAGCAGATAATTTAGCCTTAACTGACTTATCGTAGATGCCATTAAGCACTTGGTCACAACGCTTATGACGGTAAACATCTTGCTCTTTTATAAAGAAAGTATCCAAGATAATCTGAACTGAATCAGGATTAGAACCTATCTTAAATGCAAGTCTTTTAGCGTCATTAGGTAATGGTAATTCGGTATCATAGTACATCCAGATTAGGCGTAAATAAGCCATAGTGTCTGAATCAGACAATGATGCTGTATCGCGCTGGAAGTCACCGATATGGTGTGGATAGAAATGCATATATGCCCTCTCAATGGCAATTCTCACAAAGTAGGTGGTATGGCAGGACGGTGAGAAATCGTCTTTTCGGGTTGCATTCCCTAGCCATTCCGGTAAATCCTCTAGGACTATAACGAAACTTTTCTTTTAGCGCAAGTCCTACAAATATCAGAGTTTCTAAATTGAATTGCTGACCGTGAATGTTTACAAATAGGACATTTCTGCATTGAGAAGTTATATATCGTTTTTACTTTGATAACGGACGTTTGACTTACAGGTTTTAAAGGTTCTTCTTTCAATTACTTGTCCTCGCGGAGATATAGTGGGTAAGTATGTCTGTAACGGCTTAAATGGTGGAGCAGTACGTGGTGGAACTAGATCAACCTTATCATCTATTTCAGCAGGTTTAGCCTTAAAAATAGGGAAAAATACATCGCCAATCTGGTTAATACAATGCAATTTAGCTAACTTTCTAAGGTCTCGTATCAGGTTCCAAGTTTCAGTAGCACCTAACATTCCATGCTTTTCTATTAACCTTTCTATGGTAATACCGCCTGATTTATTGACTATTTCAATAAGTAATTCTCTACGGGAACCTTCACGTGGTACGTACATAAAATAATTTCATAAAGTTGTTGACGAACAAGTTGCAATACTTCATTATTGAGTCATAGCAACACATTATTAATATTTAATTAACTAGGAAAATAAAATGAGAAAAGATCACCTACAGCATACAGTACGTTTTGGTGCAACTTGCCAATCTGGTCGTACAGGTGGCAGTTTACGTGGCGAATATCTAACTTTGCCAGCAGCACAATTTCTTGCTTTGCCTCCAGAACATCGTTGTGAAAAATGTGCAAAAAGTAAATTGTTTTTGTTTTTACAGCGTCAAGCTAATAAGTAAATTAACAGGGGGTTCGCCCCCTAACTAACTAGGAGAATACTATGAATACAAATAAATCAGCAAAAGTTCGCACAATTAATGCAGGCAGTCCATTTACAGACACATACGATCTTGTTGTTGAAGTTTTAGTAGATGGTGAGTGGACATACTATCAAGGATTCAATACGCTTAGTAACGATTATGCATACACAGAAGCTCGTCAGGCAGCAAATGCAGCAAGGACTATTTATGAAAACTGATATGCATAATTGGGAAATAGCTGAGATTGTCTATGCTTTACGATTGCTGGCAGATAACCTAGACAAGAAGCCAAGAACTACTCAGGAGCAGGAAATACTTGATATTGCGTATGAAGCACTAATGATCGTTCCTAGAGAAATACACGAACTTGTTAATATTTTAGAATCAAATGATAACTATGAATAAATTGCTCAACACTAACGATTATTTTTCACATCACCCAATACTTTGTGGTGTAATAATAGTTCTTTTATACATTGTGGCTTGCTCAATATGACCGATGAAAAGAACATACTCTACAAGAAAGACTACGTTACTTCCGCTAAGACGGACATTAGAAAGACTTTTGCTAAATTTAGAAAGGATCAAAAAGCGGCTGAGAAAATACAATCTACTAAGGAAACACAACTTACCAATGTGGTTCAGTATAAAAAATTCAGATAAATAAATAGGAATCTACTATGAATGACTATCAATTGCAGGAACAACACGAACAACAAGAATGGCTGGTATATAGCAAATTACAAAAAGCCAGAGTATTACTACAAGAACTACCGCTAAAGAAATCAGGCTTTAACAGTTATGCAGGTTTTAGATACTGGGAGCTGAGTGATTTTTTACCTTCAGTAAATACGATCTTTGACAATCTAGGTCTATGCTCAGTATTTAGTATCCATGAAGAAGTAGCTACCATTCGTATTATTGACACAGAGTTTGGTGGCACGATTTTCTTCCGCAGTCCAATAGCAGACGCAGCCACAGGCAAAGCACCACCCATACAGGCTTTGGGCAGTCAACATTCGTATTTGCGGAGGTATCTGTACCTAAATGTTTTGGAGCTGACAGAGAACGATGTAGTTGACGCTACGATAAAGAAAGACGAACCTAAAGCAGCCAAGCCTATTACCGTTGATGTATTCGATAGCATGGATGATGAAACTAAAGAATGGCTAGAAAACATAGCTATGGAAGTGCGTTTATTAATTGCAAAAGAAGATTTGCAAGGAGCCATAGATTTTATTACTTTGCAGAAATTTGATGCAGATACTAAGACAGCATTTTGGAGTAGGTTAGAAAGTAGTGAACGTAGCAAACTCAAGAAATTCTCAATAGGAAAATAAAATGACTGAATACGACAATCGAGATAGAGGCGTACTGTACCGCAATGAAAATAAAACTTCTGAGAACCATCCAGACTATAGTGGTAGCGTTAATGTAGCTGGTACAGACTTCTGGTTATCAGGCTGGCTTAAAGAGAGCAAAAAAGACGGTAAGAAGTTCTTTAGCCTGTCAGTACGCCCTAAAGGTGATCCTAAGCCAGTAAACAAGCCAGTTAAAACGACTGAGCCGGATGACTTTGA